GGCATTTGATGGAAAGAGGTAGGTTATTCCTTCTTAAGGACGCTGAGGTCTTTGCAAGCTTGAAGTCTATCATGGTAGAGAATAATCCACGTACTAATGATATTAGAATTTATGGTAAGTACTCTCATATAGTGGAGGGTCTTATTAGAGCCGCTTGGGCGGAGAGAGATAAAAGATTAAATTTATATTTTGAGAGGAATTAAACATGACAGATGACGGTATTTTTGCAACAACGGCTCAAGTGAGCTATAAGTGTGGTGCTAACGCATCAGCTACCTCTAACACAGAGGCTTACATTAACAATTTTATGTTCCAAGCAGAGAGTTATATTAACGCTGTGTGTAGGTACAACTTCAGTGACAACTACAGCACTCTTAATGATGATACCAAGGGTATTCTTCAAGAGGCAGCTACGGCTATAGCGGCTATTTATGTTATTCAGTATGATTTTAGTGGGTTCACTAGTAGAATTGAAGGAGAGGACATGATTAACATTTTAAGAGATGCTTACTTACGGTGCATAGCAGTACTTAGGGATAAGAAGGTTACTGATTTCATTAGAGAGGTGGCTTAGATGTTAAGCTTCTCTATGAAAGACAGCTTGTTTGATATTACTAGAGCAGAAGGTGATGGTCTCAGTAGAAATGAACGCCAACGGCTCATACTAGACATGGCTGGAGTAATAAGATGAGCTTGGACTTTGGACTTAATAAAACTTTATTTCAAGAAAGCTCAGCTAGTGGTTATGGCTTTGGTGCTAACAGAGACCAACAGCTTATAGATGATGGTGGTGGGTTTAGACACTGGTGGGATAATCTCATTGTATATGATTTATTCACTGGTCCGGCAATAGACACTAACAAGTGGACTGTTGTTGAACATGATACTGGTGGAACAGTAACTGCTTCAGAAACCTTTAGTGGTAATGAATTAAAGATTGACTTGTACATTTATGATTATACTGTCTATTATCAAATTGAACAAGCAGTTGTAGTTAATGGAGGAAAAATATTACATAACGTTAGAACAGTTACTGTGAGCGGGGGACTTGATAATTACATTGGTTATGAAATATTTGCTGGTAATGATACTGATGGTTGGACACAAGTAGATAACATCACAATGGATAATCCAAGTGGTAGTGATACGCGCACATATAGCACTGAAGCTTTATATCAAGGCGGTAATAAATGGAACATCTTTATTAATAATAAATTGATGAATACAAATCTGGTGAAAGCCAACGGTATGAGTATAAAACATAAATACACAACAGGAAATAGTGACGGAGCTAATATAGATATATACATTAGAGACGTTTACGTTTCACAAAATTAGAGGAAAACAATGGCATATACAGATATAGATTCAACAGGGGTGAGTGATTTCTCAAACAGTTTCACTGATTATTCTGTTGACGGAAAAGAAACAGACTCAGCTACTGGTGAACAGGAGACTGAATATGTTAACTCTAAGGCAGCACAATACCTTGGATATTATAAAAGTATTCCAGAGCTTAAGATGAGTATTGATGCTAAAGCTACTTGGACTATTGGTAAGGGATTTACAACAGATGACGCTACAACGTTATTACTTGATGAGATTAGAGGTTTTGGTAAGGATACTTTCAACAGTGTTCTTGAGAACTTAATCAGAGAATATCACATTTATGGTGATGCTTTTGCAGAGATAGTGTGGGATGGAGAAGATTTAGTTAATATCAAACCATTAGACCCTGGAACTGTTAAGATTATTGCTGATAAGAAAGGTATTATTAAACGTTATGAAGTTAACTCTGGTAGTAAAACAGTCACTAAGTTTAAAACAGAAGATATATTACACTTCTGTAGAAACAGAATTGCAGATGAGATTCATGGTGTGAGTATTATTGATTCAGTTGAAGAGATTATACTAATGCGTAATGAAGCTATGACTGACTATAAGAAGCTTCTTCACAGAAACATTTATCCAGTTAGAATATGGAAACTAGATACTGATGTTCCAAGTAAGATATCTATCTTTAAAGCTAAAGTTGCAGCAAGTAAGGGAGAAGGAGAAGATATATTTATTCCAAAAGGCAGTGTAGAGACAGAACTGAGTTCAGTACCAAACAACTCCACTATGAATCCTATGCCTTGGATACAAATGCTGGCACAGTACTTTTATCAAGCAGTTGGAGTTCCTCAGATTATTATTGGAGGCTCACAAGAGCTAACTCAGACAGCAGCACAGATTGCTTACTTAGCTTTTGAACAAACTATTGAAGAAGAACAATTATATATTGAAGAACAGGTATTATCTCAGTTGAATCTTGAGATTAATCTAGAGTTCCCTGCTAGTTTACAACAAAACTTGTTAGATGATGGAAGAAAGGATGGTACTCAAGAGCAGGACCTTAATCAACCTAGTAACTTACAACCGCCTGCTATGAGAGGTAATCTATAATGGCATTTCAACCGTTTAAAAAAATAAAAGAGAACTATCAGAAGTTAGATACTAAGCTTGGTGGTATATTACCTGGTAAGGGTAATGAACAGACTCAGGCTGCGCCTGCTTCTGCTCCAGTTGCTCCAACAGAGAACAGAAACGTGTTTCAGAGAATGGGTGATAACTTTAAGACTAACACTGATAAGATAGGTGGTGTTATACAGAAAGCGCGTGATTCTAACGTTGGACAAGTTCTTAGAGCATCTACAGACTTTAATCCGGACACAAGAGTTAATGTTAATTTACCAGAACACTTAAGTGATAATCCAATTGCTTCTAAAGTTTTAGATAAGACGCTTGGTTTTGTTGCTAACAATCCTTATGATGCAGCAGGTATTCTTACAGGGGTTTCTGCGCTTGGAGCTGCAGCAAGAGCATCTAGTGTAGCTAAGACTACTGCAGCTAAGACTGTTAAGCCAACTGCTAACATAATTAATGAAGTTAAAGCAGCTGATACTGCTTTTCTTGGTGAAGGTGCTACTAAGTCTTATAATTTAGCAAAGTTTTCAAAAAGCGGTACTAACTCAAAGTCAGCTAGAACAGCAAGTGATATTATTAAAGGTCTTTTTATTAGTAAAAATGGTACTCCTAAACTTCTTGGTATAGGTCTTGGTACTATAGTGGCTAGTGGATTATATGGTATTACAGCATCATCTACTAAGCTTGAAAACTTAGCAAAGAATAGTCCAGCAGATATTCAGACTCTTAGAGAGGCTGGTATGCATGAAGAAGCAGATGCTATGCAGCAAGATTTAGATGCTATAGCAGACACAACTAATGCAGTATTATTGGCTCCTATTTATGGACGGTCAAAACCAGCAAAAGATATGAGAGATTTTGCAACTAAGTATGCAACTTTAATTGAAGAAGCTAAAGCTAAGATTGAAGCAGATGAGAAAGCTAATGAAGACTTTGTGGCAACCACAGAGAATAAGATAAAAAATGGTATTGATGTTAGTGATGAAGATTTAGCTAAGACCGCTGGACTTAACCCTGGTGGAGCAGCAGAAACACAGATATTATTGAAAGAGCAAATACAAGTTAAGAATGAGGCTATTGAGACTCAGAACACTCTAATTACTAAAATGGTAAGTATGAGTGATGAGCAGATTCTTAGTAGTCCTGAGATTTTAGCAGCAGTTAATGACCCTGTTAACGCAGACTCATTACTAGTACAGTTATATATTGATGCTCATGATAATTTTGAAAGTGCTAGACAAGAAGCACAGAAGCAAGAGTATGCAGCATCTGTTAAAGCAGAGCAGCGTGCTTATAATGAAGCTCAAAGAGATGAACAGAGAGCGTATAATGAACAGCAACAAGCAATAGCAGACCAACAACAGTTTGTAGAAGAATCAACAGCTACTGAGAATTCAGGTGCTAGCACTTTGAACTTTGGTATACTTGGTTCATCTGGTGAAGTTGAGTTTGTTGATAGAGATGCAGCGTCCAATGTTTATTTTGGTAAAGTATTTGAGGAGTTGACACCAGCACAGAAGAAGTTGCTGATGTTATCAAAAGGTAAATAGAGAGGATATATAAAAATGACAGAACAAAGTTTAATTGAAGAAGCACAGAAGGCAGCTGAAAGACTTGAGCATGCTAATAAGGTAATGGAAGACCTTGTCAAGAGACAAGAATCCATTGAAGCAAGACGTCTACTTGGTGGACAGTCACAAGC